CACAGGCGGGCAGGTGTATGATGCGATACAGCAAGGCGGAGGCGGAGCGGATGTTCCGCTCTCGGTAGTCAACGGCGAAATTAACATAACATACGAGGAGGCATAATATGGCAACCGTAACAAAACCGATTCTTTTGGATGAAACAGGTCAGGCAATAGTCACAGCTCTCGGTGCGATAGAAAACGCAATCGAGCCGCGCCCTGTGGTGCTCTACACCGAACAGCAGCTCACCGAGGCGCAGAAACAGCGGGCAAGGGCGAATATCGGTGCACAGGCATTCAATCCCGGCGCAATCGACTTTGCCGCAATGCAGCAGGCAGTTCAGAACGGCAACGGACCGGAAATGTTCCCTGTCGGCTCAATCTTCTATGTGCCGCACTCGGGCATTATTGACGGCGTCATCGTCAATGTTCCGTTTGAGGTTGTGGCGCACGACCACTACGCAATCACAGGCAAGGCGCACACAATGACCGTAATGAGCTATTACGGACTGAAGAGCTTCGCGTTCTGCCAAAAAATGGGCTTTTATAACACGGGTGAGACAGGGCTTGCCGCGGGCGCATATTCCTGGAAGTATAACACCACAACGCTCTATTTCAACCTCACGAGCGCTCTCGGTGCGCACAGACTCCTCTTCCGCGACAACAACACCAAAGCGACAATTTACAACACGGACACCTGGGCGACTGAAGGAACGATTACAATGCAGACCGCTTCGATTTCGGGTGCGACCTCTCTCGGCAATTCGGGCGACACCGACTATGTGATAAACCACCATCAGAGAAGCGACAGCGGCTCGCCGAACTACGGTCAGTCGTTTATACGCCAGTGGATGAACTCGGACGGAGCACCCAACACAATTTGGTTTTCTCAGAAAACACCTTGGGATAATTTCTCGGGCATCACGATGGGCGGCTTCCTGTACGGAATGAATCCCGACTTCCTCAGCATAGTCGGCACAACCGATATAATCACGCAGACTCTTGCCTATGAATACCCCTATCAGCTCCCCGACAAAACAACCGTGGTATATCCGACAAACGACCAGTATACCTGCTCCGACAAGTTCTTCCCGCTCTCACGTAGAGAGGCCGGTCTCGACGCCGTTTCTGTTGAGGGCACGGTGCTTGACAAATACGCAGACGCGGTCGCGGCCGACAGAATCAAGAGCTTAATATCGAACGCATCCAATCCGCAGAACTGGTGGTTACGTTCCCCGAACACCACGGACAGCGCGTACAGTGTCACCTCTTCAGGAGTGAGTGGCACCAGCGGTGCCAGGTCCAGCTACGCGTTCGTCCCCGCTTGCAACATCTGCTAATCCCGCCCGTTTAGGGCGGGAGGTAGAAAGGAAATCATATGAGTGTTCCAAGTTATAACAGGCATCAAGGCAAACTTGAGGTTTTAGAATCAGCGCGTCGGCTGATGAAGCACACCGTCACCATCGTGCAGAACGAGAAACTATTCCCGAAGCGCAACAGATGGATAATCACGAAACCGATTGTCGATGAGGTTATTTCGGTTGTCACGAACATCCGCAAGGCGAACTCGATAAAGGTTGAAACTCACGAAGATTATGTTCTTCGCCGCAGATTTCAGCACGAGGCATACGCAAGTCTTGCCGCTCTGTATACGCTGATTGACACGGCATATCAATGTCTCGGTCTCTCCTCAAGCAAAATCGAGTTTTGGACGGGCTTGTGCTTCGATACAGATGTCAAGCTGAAAGCGTGGCTGATTGCCGACAAGGAACGCTATCAAAATATAAAATAATAGGGCATAGGTTATTTCCCCGAACAACACGAACAACGCGTACAATGTCAACTCTTCAGGAGTAAGTAACAACAACAATGCCAGTAACAACTACGCGTTCGTCCCCGATTACACACGAAAAGTCGCTAATAAAGTAAGCAATCGCCGAAATCGGCTGTGTGTGCAAGGAACTTATGTCCTACCTCCGAGGAGGTGAATATGTGGCTGATGTCGAATCTGCGGAAAGCAGACAACTGACTATATACGGTCACGCCATATCGTTTGAGGAGCTGTACAAGGGCTTGAAGCAGTCCTGCAACACAGTACGGTGGAAAGACTCTGTCGCAGGGTATGAAAGCAACGCTCTGCGCAACACATACATCCTGCGGCAGTCGCTCCTCAACGGCACATACAAAATCAGCCCGTATCAGCGGTTTTACATTACAGAGCCGAAGAAGCGGGAAATCATCGCAACGAGAATCAAAGACCGACAGCTGCAAAACAGCTTGTGCAGGAACGGCTTTGTTGAGCAAATCACGCGCTCGTTCATTTACGATAACTGTGCCTGTCAAAAAGGCAAAGGCATTCAATTCGCGGGCAACCGGTTGAAACATCATCTGTGGAAATATTACAGGCAGCACGGAGCTGACGGATGGGCGCTGAAATGTGATGTACACCATTTCTTCGCGAGCATCAATCACGATGTCGCAAAGGCGGCTGTGAGAAAGCGGCTCTATGACGCGGAGATGATAAAACGCATTGACGAAGTTATTGACAGCTACGGCAGCGTAGGTCTCGGTCTCGGCTCGCAGATCAGCCAATACATCGCGCTCGCGATTCTTGACGATCTCGACCATTTCATAAAAGAAAAGCTCCATATAAGGCGATACATCCGATATATGGACGATTTCATCCTCATCCACGAGAGCAAAGAACATCTGCAATATTGCCGCAAAGCTATCGGCGAATTTCTTGTAAAGCTCGACCTTGAGCTGAACAGGAAAACGGTGCTCTTTCCGCTTCGACACGGTGTGCCGTTTCTCAAGTGGAAATATATCCTCACGGACACAGGCAAGATAATTTGTCTGCCCGACAAAAAGAAACTCCGCAGAGCGCGGAGTCATTTCAAGCGGCTCGTAAAAGCCGAGCACTCGGGGCAGATTCCTCGAGGCAAAACAGCCGAGTGTTTCCGCTCCTGGGCAAGTTCGATGTCGTACGGAAACGCCGAAACAGCCATTAAAAATATGAAACAATATATAGGAGGCATTCAATATGATTTCCAATAATATCTTTGTAAGAATCTCAAAGTGTGAGGCAGTCTGCAATCAACTCCGCTCCGAGATGGACGATGTCCTTCAGCAAGCATACACAATCGCCTGTGAAGCGCAGGACGAAGAAGCAGCTGCCGCGGTTGCAAGAAAAATCCGCAACAAGCTCCTCGCCGAGACAGACGACAAATGCACACTTGACCGCGTTCTGCCCGATGCGCCGAGTGGCACAACATTCACAGCCTGGCTCTCCTGGCTTCGCTCGCTCTCTGCTATAAAGAGCAACGAGTGGGGTGTATATCGTCAGCACCTGCGCGACATCACATCACAGCAGGGCTTCCCGTTTGACATTGATTGGGGCACAAAGCCGGAGGACTGATTATGAACGATTTCTGGAACATTTTAGCACAGATAACCAAGAATATAGCAGACTTTATGTTATGGTTTCTCAACGACACGCCATTGTATAACGAAACACTTGATTCCTTTGCAGAATTCTGCACAAAGACCTGGCAGATAGCCGTGCCGCTGCTCGGGGACTATATTCATTATTTGAGTGAGTATTTCGGGGGTGCATTATGATGGACTTTGTGACTGCGATTATCGCATTAATCGGAACAGCCATAGGCACTTTTGGCGGCATAATAGCAAGCGCGAAGCTCACCAATTACCGCTTGGAACAGCTTGAGAAAAAGGTTGACAGACACAACGGGTTTGCCGAGAGGATACCCGTTATTGAGGAACAGATAAAAGTAATAAACCACCGCATTGAAGACCTTGAAAAGGGGGATGACAAATGAATTTCAAAGTACGCTTGAAAAACAAAACATTTTGGCTCACGGCAATCCCGGCTATCGTCACGCTCATCTACTGCATCCTCGGTCTGTTTGATGTTGTTCCCACAATCTCGGAGCAGACCATCGTAAAAGTGCTGACAACAATCATCTCGCTGCTCACCACTCTCGGAGTCTTCGTTGACCCCACAACGGCGGGGGTAAAGGATTCGCAGAGGGCGATGACATACACAACGCCGTTCAAAGATGTTATCGACAAGCTGAAGGGGGAGAGCAAATGACAACGCTGAAAGTCACCACAAAGGTGCTTGATACCAAGACCACAAAATGCACTTGCGGTTTTAAAGAGTACAAAGGTCACAAGGGCGTTGACCTTGTGCCTGAAACGACCGCGGAGACCCCCGATGTGCTCGCTTTTGATGACGGTGTAGTCTTGCATTGTCAGAATGTCGAAGGCACGAATAAGAGCAGCTCAACCGCAGGAATGGGCACATCTGCCGCTCTGAAGCACGCAGACGGCACCGTCACCCGTTATCAGCATATGAAGTATAATTCGCTG